ACCAGCGGACGGAGTTACAAAGCGCCATCGTAAACGCGCTCATCGCGGGCGTGATCGAGACGCCGCTCGACAGCGCATCGCTCGCGGATTTAGTCGGCGGCGATCCCAGCGAATACCTCGCTGCCAAGAACGAGTACCGCGTCCAGCTCGAAGGCGGCACGATGATCCCCTTGTATCCGGGGGATAAGCTCGCGCCCTTCGTACCCTCGCGTCCCAACGCTCAATTTTCCCAATTCTGCGAAGCGGTGGACCGGCAAATCGGGACCGCTCTCGGCTTGCCTTACGAGCTGACACTCAAGGATTTCTCGAAGACCAACTATTCCTCCGCCCGGGCCGCTCTACTGGAAGCGTGGCGGCATTTTATGGTCCGCCGCGCTGCCCTCGCGGATGGCTGGGCGGGACCGGTTTACCGGCTATGGCTAGAGGAAGCAGTCCAGCGCGGAATGATCGATGCACCCAACTTTTACGAGAACTACTGGTTTTACTGCCGGGCCAAATGGATCGGTATGGGCCGCGGCTGGGTAGATCCCGTCAAAGAGGCGGAAGCGGCTCAGATCCGGATGCAATCGATGGTTTCGACTCTCGAAATGGAGTGCGCCGAGCAAGGTCAGGATTGGAATGAAGTCCTCGAACAGCTCGCGCTGGAGCAGAAGCGTAAGGAACAGCTTGGATTACCCACTGCTCCCGAGCTGACGATAGCTCCGCTGAGCCAGGAAAAACCCGCGCCGCCCGAGGAATCCGTACCAGGTCAGCAGCAGCCCGCTCAAGGAGTCGCAGCATGAGCGATTTTGACCCGCTCTTTGTTCAGCTCAATCCTCCGATCCCGCCGCGCTATCTACATATCCTCTCTGCGCTCGAAAATCGTCCCTGGGCGATTCGCCAGGAAGAATTCGAATTGATGCATCGGATCGTCCAGGAACACAGTCAACCCGATTTCGTATCCGCCGACCTCGAGGCGGTCGCTGCTAAATTGGGCCGTCCCCTCGAAAATACGGGCGGCCAGGTGGAGATGCGGGGCTCTACCGCTGTACTCGCGATCCAGGGTCCGCTCTTCCGCTATGCCAATCTCATGACGGCGCTGAGCGGCGCGACCTCGGTAGAGATGTCTGCGCTCGCTTTCGATGCTGCTCTGGACAATCCGTCGGTCCAGAGAATTATCCTCAAGATCGATTCACCGGGCGGGGAGGTGGCTGGTATTAACGCTTTCGCGGATCAGATTCGCGCAGGCGCGGTCCGCAAGCCGGTGATCGCCTACCTCGATAGCCTGGGAGCTTCCGCAGCTTACTGGCTCGCCTCCGCAGCTCGCCAGATCGTAGCGGATGAGTCGGCGCAGATCGGCTCTATCGGAGTAGTCGCCACGCAGACGGATCGTACCGGCGCGCAGGAGCGTCAAGGCATCAAATCCTACAAAATCGTTTCGAGTCAATCCCCGCGTAAGCATCCCGATGCGGGAACCGAAACGGGCCGCAGTCAGCTCCAGACGATGGTCGATGAAATGGCGGCGCTCTTTATCGGGAAGGTAGCGGAGTTTCGCGGCATCGATACAGCCAAAGTCCTCAGCGATTTCGGTCAGGGCGGCGTGATGATGGCCCCCCGCGCTCTCGAAGCGGGCATGATCGATCAAATCTCCGGCTTCGAGCCATTCTTACAGACGCTCGATCCCCGTAGCGTTATTTCATTTCCAGCGGCAGCGGCCGCTTTAGAGGAGGTCCCTATGGCTGATTCACCCCAACCCCTAGCGCTCCCCGCGGCTACGCCGCCGTCAGCGTCAACCAGTCCCCCGCCTGTCCCGGGCCCCAGCGCTCCGCAGACTGAGCGCGAGCGCATCCGCGCGATTCTCGAATCGCCGGAAGCGCAAGGCCGGGAAGCGCTCGCCCGTCACCTCGCGCTCCAGACGGAGCAAACGCCTGAAGCGGCTCGCGCCATTCTCTCGAATGCGCATGTCGCGGTAGTTCCGATTCCGCAGTCCCCGGGCGCTCCTAACGCTTTCGAGCGAGCTATGGGCGCGATTCCCAATCCCGTAGTTGGCGTACGGGCCAATGCCGAAGAGGAGGATCAATCCGTCAATGCGGAAGCGGCCAGGATCCTCCAATGGATCCGTAAGCCGCAATCCGCCTCAGTTTGATAAGGAGAATTTGAAACCATGCCTACTGCAAATCCAATCGGTCTAGCGAGTTTTTCGAGTCTTACCTATACCTACAACGCCCTGCTCTCGGATGGCGATGACATTAACAGTAAGTCCGGTACCGTAGCTTCCGGCACCGGCGTCCTGGTGCGGGGCACGATTGTCAAATGGGATCCGGCTACCGGCAATGTGACCATACCCGCCGTGGTTGCGGACTGCAATGGAATTTTGAGCAACGATATCGATGCGACTTCCGCCACCGTCGGGTGTAACGTCTACATCACCGGTTCTTTCAAGGCGGACGCGATCACCTGGCCGGGAGCGCTTTCGCATGCTCTCGTCACCGATCAACTCCGCGCCTGGAGTATCTATATCCAATCCGTCGTCTACACCGATGGGACGCTCGTCAGGAGTGCGCCCACAGCAATCGAAGAAGCGGAAGCCAGAAAGCACATCGAACACAATAAAGCGCTCGAAGCCAAAGCGGAAAAAGCAGCGAAAGAAGCCGAAAAGGAAGGCGATAAAGAGCAGCCCAAACCCGCCGATTCCGCCTGGGCGTATTTGACGTCCGACGAGCGGGAGCAGCATCCGGAATGGGCCGATCCCGTAGTGGCTGACGGGGTAAAGGAAACCAGCGGACACGAAGGAAAAGCCGAGCCGCCAGTGAGAGAGCCGCATAAGGGCGAGCCGCCACACCAGCCGCCGTCCAGGAAATAGAAACCCACCTTTCCGTTGAAGACGGCGACCTTCAGCGGATGGGAACTAAACCAGGAGAAGAATAAATGGCTGATCTTTTTTCAACCGATGTTCTCACCACCGTCGTCGGCAGCTTGATCGGGAATCCAAGTTTTCTCATCGACCGCTACTTCCCCATCACGCAAAGCGAAATGAGTGAGCAGATCCACTTCGATGTCATCCCCGGCAAACGCCGGATCGCGCCCTTCGTCTCCCCGCTCGTGGAAGGCCAGATCGTGGAGAACCTGGGTATGACCACCAATACGATTACGCCCGCCTACATCAAGGACAAGCGCGTATTCGATATGAACCGTCCGCTCAAGCGCTCGCCGGGAGAGCAGATCGGGGGAACCCTGACGCCAATGGACCGGCAACGGGCGCTCCTCGCTACCAGCTTGCAAGATCAGCTCAATATGCTGCGGCGCCGCCAGGAAGTAATGGCCGGCGAGATTCTCACCACCGGCAAATCGACCATCAGCGGCGATAAGTACCCGACCCAGGTGCTCGATTTCGGCCGCGCGGCGGGTAACACCATCACCGCGGCCACGCTGTGGAGCGTTACCACCTCGACGCCGCTCAACGATTTACAGGACTGGTCACAAATTGTGCTGCAACAGACAGGCGCAATGCTCTCGGATGTCATCATGACTGTGGATGTCTGGAAGATCTTCAAGAGTAACCAGAGCGTCCAAGCCTTCCTCAATCTGTGGCGCACCTGGACCGCTCAGCCGAGCATGGCAGCGCCAGCGCAGGTCACCGAGGGCGGCGTCTACATGGGGGAGATCGAAGGCTTTAACATCTACGTCTACTCCGGCTGGTATGTGGATCCCGCCTCCGGCGTCGAGACACCTATCCTCCCCGCCGGGACCGTGATCATGACCTCGGCGGCGCTCGAAGGCGTTAAAGCCTACGGCGCGATCCGCGATGAGGAAGCGGGCTTACAAGCCGTTCCGTACTATGTCAAGAGCTGGGTCGAGCCGGATCCGAGTGTCCGCTTCGTGATGCTCCAATCCGCGCCGATCCTCTTTCCGTACCGCCCGAACGCATCGTTCAAGGCCAAGGTGCTCTAAGGGGATCGTCGCCGAGCCCCTCAAGGCTGAAGGTTTCCCGCGCTCACGATCTGCTGCGTAGCGCGGGGAGCCCGAAGGTGGAAAAGATGCCGACCTCGTTTGAACAAGATCTCGTCCCCCAGTTCTGGAGTGATCTGCTACCAGTCTTTGGCATCACCGTCGATTACTATCCGCAAGCGGGAGGCGGTCCGTTTACCATCGATGCGATCTGGAAGGAAGGCGTCGAGGATGAGCCGACCAGTCCCGGAATCTATTCACACATCTGGATCGAGAACTCCTCCCTCATTAGTATTCCGGTAAAGGGCGACACGCTCATAAGTGAAGACAACTTTACCTATCAGGTGGATCGCGTCGATGCGACGGCTGTGGGCGTATCCAAGCTGATTCTCAAGGAGAAGATCTAAATGCCGATGCCAAGCTTTGGGGAGATGCTAGGTAGCTACCGTGCTCAGCTCAAGGTATCGATCAAGCGCTCCGGCCGGATCCGGCCGCCCAAAATGCTGATCGATCCCGAATTGACGCGCATCGGAAGGCTCATGGTAGCCAATCAGAAAGCTCGCTGGGCTGCGGGGATCAATGCCAACGGAATTACGGCTAAGCAGCTTAACCGGCGTTACTTCTTCGTGAAAAAAGCCTTTAGGAAGATTTCCGATCCCAAGCGCGACAACGAGATGACGGGCGATCTCAAGGGTAACTTTACGCTGCGTCGTGCGAGTAACGGAGTGATCCGCGCCCAGCCCACCGCCCGCTTACCGCGTCAGAAAGCGATGCGAGCGGAACAGTACGACGAGATGATTGGATTCTCGCCGCCCGAGCAGGTCTTAATCAGCTACGAATTTATCCGGCTGGTACTTAAATATGCCAACGTCGCGTGGCAACCGTTTAACGGACCGCCGCCGCCTGTAGCGAGCGCTCCCTTGATGCTAACCGCCCCGGACCAGGAATGATCGATCTCATCGCATTGACCACGGCGCTCGCGACGACGCTCCAGAATATCCCGGAGCTGGTGGCGCTACTTCCCAATGCGGATCCGGCGCGTATTGTGGCTTATCTCGATAGCAACCCAGCCCGTAATTCCGTCATCAACACGCTTTACGAAATGCCCTCCGGCTTGATTTACGTGGCATGGGAGCGAACCATCCTGAATGAAACCCAGAACAGCGCCAGTATGTGGACGCATACGATGTTTGTCTACTGCCGCGCCGATACGGGTAAGAGTCCGCTCGATATGCTCAAGCTCGTCGTCGATGGCGTTCCCAACCCCGGCGATGGGATGCGCTGGCGGAACTGCGGGATCATGACAGGCGTTTTACCGGCTGATATCAAAGAGATCTCGCGTCAGCCGGATCGGGAAGGAATCGATTTTTACATCGTAAACATTGAAATCAACGAAACGGGAGATGCATAGCCATGGCTACTTGTCCAGCTAATGTTCGTGAAACCAAAAGCGCATTTGGGATGCTACCGCAAACGACGCTGACTACACCCAATGCGCAAGCCGATCTCTGGGATTTACTACGTACCAACTCTACTCTTTTACAGACGGAGCTGGCGACGGAAACCGATGCCATGGATATCGGGAAAGGCGATGAATTTCCGACGACGGTGTTCAAAACCTCCATGTCCACGGCGCTCGAATTTCAGAAATACGCCACCAGCGAATACATGGCGTGGCTCTTCGCGTTCGCTCTGGGGAGCTGTACCAAGGCGGCAGCCGGTACGGGCTTTACCTATGCCTCGATCCCGCAGGATCCGACCGTAGCCTGTATCAATCTCCCGCCGTTCACCTACGTCGAGCAGATCCGCCCCGAGCCGGATTCAGTAGTGGACCGCGCCGCGGTGGGCCTTGTTGTCAACGATTTTCAGCTCGCGATGCAATCGGGCCCCGGCCGCGCTAACTGTCAAGTGACCGCTCACTACCTGGGTACCGGCATGCTAGTCAATCCTTCCGGGATGACGATGCCCGTACCCACCTCCGAGCACTTACTCAATGCAGCGGGCGCGACGACGCTCACCATCAACGGAATCGATTACCTGATGGGAACTGGCGCGGGCCGCTTCAACTCGCTCCAGTTCGGCTGGAATAACAATGTACGTACCGATTCGGGCTACTATCCCGGATCCGGCTTACAGAATGGCTTTGCGATGCGCGGACGCATGGAATTCGGCACCCGCGAAGCCACGCTCAGCTTCGTGGCGCGCGCAGTCCTGGGCAGCGTGGAGTATAACAACTTGCTCAACCTCACCGAGGGCGCGACGACCATCACGGTACAAGGCGCGGTGATCGGCGCGGGGCCGGAAACTCACGGTATGACGATCAGTTGTCCGCGCACCATCATTTCGGCGGAAAACAACGGGGATGCGGACGGAATTGTGACTGTAAACTGTACCGTCCAAGTCCTCAAACCGACGGGCGGTGGACCGCTGTGTACGCTCTCCTCAACCACGGCGACCGATAAAATCTTCGGTCTGTAAATCAGAAAGGAACCAATATGGATGAACAGCAGAACATCCCGGAAGCGATCACGGAAGGCTTACCGCCCAAATTTGACGTTAATGCGGAATACGCTAACCTTCCCGCGCGTACCGAGGAAGGCTTGCCGACGACCGTTCGTCTCAGGTGGCCGACGGATGCGGAATGGCAGCAGCGTAAGAAAGCTACTCGCGTTCTCTTCCACCAGCTCGGCCGCAACATCAACCGTACTGAGATCAAGCCGGATCCCAAGGTCGATCTGCGCATCTATCAGGCGATCTCGCTCAACGGCTCGGCTCCCATCGATGGCGACGAGGCGGGGACGCTGCTCGACCGGCTTCAGAAGGCGGAAACCATCGATGTCGAGTGGGAGGGCGCCGGCGCTCGCGTCACGCTCAACGTGGCGCGCGGTAAGGTGATCCACACCTTCGTCACCGTCCCCAACGCCAAGCAGGTCCGCAAGCTCCGGGAGCAATCCGCTACCATGCGTAGCTTACCCAATAATGTGATCGAGAACCGGCTGGATATCGACGCGGGAGCCAAACTATGGCAGCAGTGCGGAGGCGCGAGCGAAAGCTACGTCAGCGATATTCCTTCGCTGCACAAGGATGCGGCCATTCGCGCAGTGGTTCAAAAGCATGATGATGAGTTGGAAGCTGCTTTTGCGGAATCGGAAGATTTTTAACCAGCGGCGGGTGGCCGGAAAACCCATCGCCGCGCTTCGTGGTCTATCGCGTATTCCGGCGCGAGCAGCTTTGTTCCGGTCCGCAGTTTTGCGCCGAGGTCCAGATGCTCGACCTCGAGTCGGGCCCGGATTCCGCGCCCTGTCCCGAGTGTCCCCGGGCGTTGCTGGACGATTACCTCTATCGCACAGCAGGCGGCCAGTGGATCATGGCGATCTTCGATCTCGATTTTGCCCTGCGCAACGGCTTCAGGGTAACGCTGGACGAGGTTTCCTACCGGGAGTTTCAGCTCCTCAAGATTGTGATCGGTGAACGCGCGAACTATGAGCGCGAGCAGCAGGAAGCGGAAATAGCAAAGAGCAAGCGCTCGCATGGCCGTTAACAACATCACGATCCAGATCATGGTCCAGGCGCAACAAGCGCAGCAGACCGTCAATCAGTTCAATCAGACGCTCGCCCAGATGGGGCCAGCAGCGCAAAAAGCCGGCCAGCAGGGAGCCCAAGGGATCAGCTCCGTTACGGTCGCGCTTAATGAAACCTCTCGGGCCGTATCCCAGTTCACCTCCGCGCTCGCCGGCTTAGCGGTTATCCAGCTCGGCCGCAGCATGATGGAGGCGGGCGACGCAATCTCGCGCGTCCAGATCGGCTTCAAAGCTATGACCGGCTCCGCGGCGATGGCGGTAGAAGTCATGGGAGAGTTGCGGGGGATCGCTGCCGAGAGTCCGTTCGCATTCAAAGATATCGCCGAGGGAGCCCGGCGCCTCCAAGCCTTCGGCTTCGCCACCAGGGAGATTCCCAGCGATATCGAGGCGATCGCTAAGGCTGTAAAAACCATCGGTGGCGGAACCGAGGAGATCGATAGCATCACCCACGCTCTGGGGATCATGCGCGAGAAAGGAGTCGCGCAAGCGCAGCAGCTATTCCGAACCCTAGCCGCCCAGGGTATCGATGTCATGAGCTTTATTCGGAAGCGCATCGAGGAGGACTACGGCCAGATTCTCGACGATCGGCAGATTCGGAATCTGATTCAGAAAGGAAGGCTTGGCGGAGAGCAAACTGCCGAGGCTATTCTCGAAGGCATTAAAAAGATCCCCGATTCCTCCAAGGAAATGATGGATTTGATGTCCTCGCATCTACAGAAGGTACGGGATGAATTCGGATTCCTCGCGAAGAAGGTAAACGAGGATGTGCGTCCCACGATTAACAAGGCGCTCGATGATATCACCTCCACCATGCGGTATTTCGAGGAGCATGGCGCAGCGCGTAAAGCCGGGGAATGGTTCACCACCATTGTTTCTGGTTTCACAGCTATTGCAGTTGCCTGGAGAGCTTTCGAGGGCCTCAAGATTGCGGAGCGCTTCGCCACGATTACGGAGGCGATAGCGCCTTTCACCACCGCTGTCGGCGGGTTGTCGGGCGCTTTGATGATTCTGGCGGGCGCGATCACGGCGGTAGGCTCAGCCTGGGGATTGTGGGAACTGTTAAATCCCCAAGCGCAGCAGGAAGCTAGGGACAATCTCAAAAAAACCGGGGATGCAGTCAAGCGGGTTAGCAAGGAAATCGAAGATGGCCTCAAGCGCGGGGCTGTCTCCGCTTACGAGCACTACGTACCCGAACAACAGCAGCAGCAGGTACAGGGTCTCCGTCGCGCTTTAACGCCCATCCCCGCTCCTCCCATGCCCGCCGGTCCCGCGGCCCCCACCAGTGCCGAGCTGGAAGCCTCTCAGAAGGCGCGCGCAGCTCGTAAAAAGATTTTAGAGGAAGCTGAGGAGCTAATGCGATCCCAAGCGGAAGCTGCGGATGCGATCCTCGCCCGCGCTCAGGAAGCAGCTACGCGCGGGCTCCCAGCCATTGAAACCCGCTTCGCTCACACCGTAAAGGAAATGAAAGATGCGGCAGCTCTAGCGGTCACCTCCGTTGCGCCGGAGACGCTCGCCAAGCTCGCCAAAGCTGAGACTATCGAAATCGATACCTTCATTACGGAACAAGCGCGGAAAGGCCGCGAGCTTCGGCTTACCGAGGATAAAAAGTATTGGGAAGATCAGCTCGAACACGCGAAATATGCGACTCAAGTGGAGGCAGATTTAGCGCTTTCAACCGTCCAGGATACCGCCGAAAAACAAGCGCAAGCGGAACTCAACCGCCTCGATGCCATCAAGCGCGGAGCCGATCTGGAATTGGTTTACCGCCGTAAAATTGCCGAAGACAATTACGCCATCGCCAAGGGCAAAACGCAGGATCTTATCAACGATGAGTTTAAGTCCACCACAGCGAATGCTACGCAACGCGTCCGTATCAATGCTGTAGCGCTAGGCCTTCAGCAAAAAGATCACGATGATTATCTCCGCGAGCTGGAAAAGGCGGAAGTAGACTCAGCTCACATCGTCGCTCAGGCGCGCGCCGAGATTACGAGACAAGCTGCCCAGCAAACCACGGAGTATCTGAAATCCATCCGTCAGGATGAGGACCAGGCCGAGATCGCATCCGCGCAGCGGCAAATCGAAATCGGTCGACTCCAATTTGAAAACGGGGAAGCCCAGACAGCGCGGCAAAAGATCGCCGCAATTGACCAAGCCACGCAGTACGAATTAGCGGCGGTCGATCATGTGGCCCAGATCCGCGCGCGCCAAGCCTACGAAACGGCGCTCGATGAATACAATTCCAAGATCGCTCTTCAGACTCAATTCAATCGGGATGCTCTCACGTTGAGCGAGCAAGGTCACGACGAGGAAGCTAAAGATGCTTGGAATGCGGCTAACGCGCAGTATGAGTTGGCGATGGCGATCCAGAAGAAGTTTTACACCGAGGATGTGATCGCTGCCCAGGAAGCAGCGGATGAAAAAACCGTCCTTATACTCCGCGCCCAAAAGGAAGCCAACGATGCCTGGATCGCGGAGCAGCGCCAGGTATTCGAGAAATTCGAATCTGGCGTAGGTCGCGTATTCGATGCGCTGTTCGAGCGCGGAAAAAGCTTCTGGGCCCGTATGGGAGATCTGGCGCTCGAAACCGGGAAGCAGATGGCCAAAGCGCTCATCGTCCCCGCTGTGTCGGCCAGTCTGATGACTGCGATGGGGATGCCGGTACATATGGAGTCGCGCGGCGATTTTGGTAGCGGCGCGATCGCACAGTTCGCACAGCTCTTTACCCAGCATCCCGTATTTCAGAATCTCCCCAAGAATAGGCTCGAAGGCGCACTCACGCCGAATGGAGATGCGATCCGGGTGGTACCGATTACGCCGCCAGCTCCCATTCATCCGCCCAATTTCCAGTTCAACCGCCAGGACTTCTCGTTTAATCTACCCAATCCTCCGCCGATTCCACCGCCTCCCGCAGCGACCGGAGATCAGCCGTGGGTCACGTCGCGCATGGGCGATATAGGCGAGTTCGATGCGACGGCCATGCCTGGTTTCAGCGGTAGTTCCTTAGCTGGTTATGGCGCTCCGGGCACTGGCAGCGGCGGTAGTAGCGGCTTGGGAGCGCTTCTATCCGCGTTTAGCGGCGGTCCAGGAGGAGGCAGCTTTGGTTCTTCTCTGGGATCGGTTCCGGGAGCTGGTGGAGGGTTTAGCCTCCCTAAGCTGGTAGGTATGCTCAACTCGCCGGCTGGAGGCGGTAGCGGCGGATTCTCGCTATTCAAGCAGGGTAGTCTTGGATCCTCCCTCATGAATCTCTTCAAGGGCGGCGGCGGAAGCTTATATCAAGCCGCTGGTGGATTGAGTAGCACGTACGGCTATATGCCCTCGGAGATAACCTCGGCAGCGGATCTCCCGCTAAGTTTTGGGAATCCGGCGGTGATGCTCCCCACCAATCCCGGAACCTCCGCGCTCGCCAGCGCCCTAGGTCCAGTCGCTCTTATGGGTGGCTTGATGGGTATGAAAGGCGCGTTTAGCCTTGGTCAATTCTTCCAGAATCGCGGTAGCTCAGCCGCAGGCGGGATTCTCGGCGGCACATTAGGCGCGTTTTCAGGACTACTTACAGCGGGCGGATTAGCCGCTGCTTTCCCTTCCATCTTCGTACCCCTGTTAGCGGCTGGACCTATCGGTTGGATCGCCGCGGCGGGGATCGGCGCAGCCATAGGTTTGATGGGAGCCTTTAAGACTACCGATCAGCAGCACGCCCGCCAGCTCATCAAGCAGATGTACGGGGTCGATATCTCGAACCTCAGTATCCTCAACCAGGTGGTAGCCATCGCGAAACAGAAGTATGGAGGTATGATCTCGCTCGCCGTCGCATCGCCTGATGTACAGCAGCTCGTCAATCTGTATGCGGCCGCAACCGGTCAACGCTACGGCGGTCCGCGTCCCATGTATCCAGCGCTCTACTCCCAATCGGCGGGAGGCCTCCAGCTACAACCCACCTATTCGAATGGCCAGTTGGTGCAAAGTCCCTACACCGGGACAACTACCACGCAATGGACGATGGCTTCACAGCTCATGAATAACCCGCAGACAGCGATGTATGTCCAGCTCGATCCGGCCATGGCATCCGCTCTATTCCAGGGCCAGGTGATCAACGTCCTCAACCAGAATCCGACGGTGGTAGGAAATGCCGCAGCTTCCTCGATCAACGCCGGATCAACCCGTAACGCCCAGCTCGGCGGCTTGCTGGAGCCACTCACGGTACAGAGCTGATGCCACAAAACATCCAAGCCGCGAATCCCACCGATGTCATGCCCAAGTTCATCTCGGTCGCATTCAACGAGCAAGTCCGCTACGAGTGCATGGTGAATCAGAGCTACCCCGATGGATCGAGTGACCGCGCGGCTCTCGTCACGACGACCCGCAGTTTCTTTCGAGCTACCGGGAAGCTAGCGCCTACACAATGGAAAGCGCTCCGGGACTTCTTTTGGGCGCATATCGGAGCGGCCTTTTACTTTTATTTCCCGCGCGAAGCTCAGCCGCCCTTCACCGTCGATATGACGGGCGCGAGCACGGACGGACGCTACACCGTGGTATTCGATGGAGCTTATGCCGAGACCTACACGCCTGGAAACACCAAGGCGGATAGCTATGGCAATAGCAGCAATCCGACCTTGACGGCGGGACAGTCGCAGACCGTTTTTCAACTCCGGGAGGTGGAATAACTCCGATGAAGGTTTTACACGTTCCAGACAGCGCTGGCAATAACACGGTCAAAAGCATGTCCAGCTTCTTTCAAGCCGCGGGCGTAGAATTACCGCCCGGGAATAAGGTTAAATGGGTGCGTATTACGGAGATCTCGTCGGGTACGACCAGTACCAGAGTGGGGAACGGGAATGTTTCCAGTACCAATGGTATGAGCCTCAACCCTGCGGCCGATGGGTTATATTTACCGGCGATCGAAGGCTACTCCGGGGATTCACTCTATAACCTCGATGATCTGTTCATCTTCCACGCCACCGGCGATACGATTTCCATAGCTGTAGGCGTCTGGGATTTCAATAAAACACCGATCCCGTACTAACCCTATGCCGGATTCGCTCGGGCCGATTCCGATCACCGATCCGCCGCAGATCGCCGCTTTTCCGTTTACGGTGGACTGGGGCGGGGGACTCGATTACAACCCCAACATTTCCACGCATATCTTCGATGCTCCGGGATTAAAGACCGAGCAGCGCTTTGTGATGGGATCTGGTACGCCGCGGCTGCGGGTGCGCCGCAGCACGCTCAACTACATCGATTACCAGAAGCTAAAAAGTCATTTTCTACAGGCCCAGGGACAATACGCCTGGTTCACGATTGCGGTCGCTGGACCGCAAGGCATGGAAACCTGGAACGTCCGCTACGAGAATCCGGCGCTCAGCATCGATCAGCTCGCGGGCATGCTGACCAGCGATCCCGGTCTTACATTTCTAGTCATCCCGGATCCGCTCCCGGCTTACACTTCGGTAGCGCAAGTCACGCGCTTCCCGGATTCGACCTTTGAAGCGGCGCTCACCGGCCAGACGCAGCATATCTTCCCGCTGCTCATCATCCAGGACCGGACGCGCGATACGGGCGGGAATCTGGTGAATCAGCCGGCCTACATTTCTAATCAACGGGTGACGGTGGATGGCCACACCTACCTGCCGCGTCTACTTACCTGGAGCGGACTTACGCAAACGCTCGCGGAATCCTCCGATAGCGTCCAATTCAGCTTCGGAAACGCGGATGATGCGTTCACTAGCTACGTCAATCAGGTAAATCTCTATCGGGCTGCGGTCCAGCTCTCGCTATTCCATCTGGAATCTGGCTACCTCTGCTACCTCTGGGGTGGCTACGCGCTCCAGTGGTCGATGGACTCGAGCGGCCGCTTCGTACTGCCGTGCTCCAGCGGTACCTTCGAGCTGACGCTGGCTTATCCTCAGCGCATCATTACCCGTACCTGCTGGAAGGTGTACCGGGGACGTTACTGCCCCGCATTATCGACGAACGGATTCAGTGATTGTCCCAAGGATTACGATTCCTGCGTGGCGCGCGGGGTGCCGACGTCCTTCGGCGGCGTAATCGTGCCGCCACAAGCTATCCGCGTCAAGGATTCGAGTACAGGTGTTCTCGGATGGGGCCGGAGCTGGATGACGAGCGTCACGATTGCCAGCGATACGATCTACCAAAACGTGCTGCCGGAGGTTTACACCAATGAGCCCATGCCGGTTTCAGCCATGCTTATGGGCGGAAGGGATGAGAACGACTTCTATGCGGCTTTAGGAGCTGTATCGGATGGACCGATTGGGGCATACAATCCCGATCTCGTCACACATATTTTAGATAGTGCGATACCGCACGATCCCTTGAATAACGGTGGATTTCGTGGTATTCACGGCAATGATCCCGCCGATGTAAATGCAGATTGGGTACAAATCTCTGAAGCGCAAACGGACCCCTCAACCGGAAAGATCACATGGAATCTTCCACCTCCACACTCCACCTATTCAGCGGGATTAGCATTCGCCGAGATTCGTCGTATCGATGCCGGTGGATTGCAACTGGCCCCCTTGACCGATCACAGCATGACGATCAACGTCGTTCAAGGCGTGAGCGGCTGGGTGTGGGATGGACCGGGTCAGCGGCGCTGGGTGAATGGCCTGTCCAACTGCGTTTGGGTGGCGATCAATGTCTACCTCCGCGCTCTGGGCCTACGGCTCGATCAAGCGCGGGCGAGCCAAATCGCTCCCTCCGTCATGGAGCAGTATTTTGACGTTAACCAGGCGATCAGCGCAGCGGCGATCTGCGACACGCTGGTGGATAAGATTCTGCCCATCACGACGCCACCGACTCAGGAAAACCAGTTCCCCTTTCGCGGCGTCCTCAAGGAAAGGAAACCAGTTAAGGATTGGCTTACCGAAATTCTCAACTGCTGTCTCGGATACTGGACTTTCGTCAACGGAAAGCTGTGGATCGGGATCCGCTACTACGCGCAGGCTACGGATGCTTTCACCCAAGCCCACCTCAAGTGGAAGACGCTCCAAATCCTTCCGGTCAAGCCTTCCTTCAATTGGCTAGTGGTCCAATTCGGGGATGAAGAGTATCAGTTCCAGCTCAATAACGTCACGATCTACGACATCGATCAGGCGAGCTTCGTAGGTACGCCGGACTCCCCGCAATATCTGACGAGCACCATGAACCTCGTGGGCGTGAGCAACTTGAGCCAAGCTGCGCGAGTAGGGATCACGCGACTCCGCGAGGAGATCGGCGGCTTAGTTCTGGTCAACGACAACCAGCAGCTCCGCGCCCGTAACCTGGCCTTCTCGACTACCGTTTTGGCGCTCAAGAATCAGGTAGGCGATGTGATTTCGCTCACGCATCCCAAGATGCCCACTGGCTCCGGCCACGCGCGGATTACGAGCTGGACGCTCAATCCCGATTTCAGCATCGATATCCAGGCGAGCTTTGTCACGCCGGAGATGTATCAGTACGACGTGGGGCCGCTGGTGACCGATGTTAAGCCTCCCCCGCTTCCCAACGAGCGTCCAGCTTCCGCGCTGGGTTTAACCTGGATGCCCAACTTACTCGGTCCGCAGATCGATGGCACCGGACATTCGCTCGATCCGCTGTATCCCGATGGCAACGAGAGGACATTCGCACTATGGCAGGATTACTTCATCGCCGCGGATGGCTCCTGGTCGCCGGCCGTGTTTGTCAGCGGTCATCTGAACATCAACACTTTCATAGCTATTACCGCGCCTACAATCACGAGCGTCGCGATATCGAGCGGCGGATCGCTCGCGGGCGGTCAGACTTACTATTTCGGGATCACGGTCCGCGATGCGAGTGGCGCCGTGGCAGCGCCCTCGAACCTGGCCGCGATCTGGATCCCAGCTACCTTTTCCAATCAGCAGATAACCGTAGGGATGTCGCCTCCTATCTCGGGCACCTGGAGTACCTGGGATATCTATGCGGGTTTGGATCGTCGCAGCATCGCGCGGCAAACTTATGGGACATTTCCCATGCCAGCCAACTACGTATTTGGAGGTCCTGTTCACGTCAACACGGAAGCGATGCCGGATCGATCCGCTCAGTACGTACAGATCGGCGTCAAGCACGTCATCCATGCCGGAATCGCGGGAGTTCTAGTCAATAGCGTACCGGGAAACAATAGCATCCAATCCAACGATTTCATCGGTTCAACGGATAACTGGATCGGTCGGTACGTAAGTGCGATCGCGGATCAAGCTACCGGATATGCGCCGCTCTTGAATTACACCGTCACTACCTTCGATCCAGCGACTGGCACCTTGACAGTCGATCCTCCTTGCGTGGTATCCGGGGATCCGAATCACACCGTCGAAGTCAACGATGTGCTTATCGTCCGTAGCATCGTCTCCAGCATCTCCACGGATGGCTTGACCGTTACCGATCCCATGTGGAACAACAGCGTCGGTAAATCTCAGTCGGGCAATGATCCCACATTTGCTGGTCTCGATATCAATGCGGAGGTGGGCAATGTGGCGCGCATCCTTCACGGCGCCGGCCGCGGCCAATACTCCAAGATCGTCGCCAACGATCATACGAGCATTACCCTGGCAAACCCATTCGCCAACGTGGATACCACAAGCATTGTCATCATCGAAGAACCTAATTGGGCGGATGTGGGGATGAGTTCGCCGCTGGCGGTCGGTACGGATAAGCAAATCGTGCAGGTACGGATCCCGGTAAACAACCTGGCCAATACGGTCGCGCTCGTGGCTGGTTTTCTCAACGATGCCAATGGACACTTAACCGATGAGCAGTTTGCCATCTTCCGGGAACTCTTCATCTTTGGCCAGCCTCCCGGCGCAAGGACGATCGGACCGGGTGCGGGACCGTGGGAAGCTCTCCAGACCGATCAGACTATCCGCGTCGCCAACGAAAACAACGATGTGACGATCAATCTCCCGCCGCTCGCTGACTACGCGGGGCGTACCTTGCTGATTTTCTCGAACGGCGCAAATAATGTCATTATCAACGCTTACCTGAGCAGCGATGGAAAAGTTCAAGAGACGTTTTTCGATGGTTCAACGAGTCAGACCATTACCGGAGTGGGTGCCACGATCCGTATCACCTCGACCGGTGAATACGATCTGGCGGTACGGCGCAAGCGTATGAGGGCTTTGCGAAAATGAGCGCGGCTCCCACCTGGATTTTCGAGCGCACCAGCGCGAGCGGCGACACGCAGGGGGGCGGGACAGCGCCCGATGTATCGATTGATGCCAAAGATCCCAGCGGCAACGCCAACCCGGTTATCATTCAACGCAACAACGGCCAGGTCGAAGTGCAGATCTATTACACGCTCGATCCATCCGCCAGCTCCGCGAACTTTGGCGGAGTTGCGGTCTACCTCGAAGACCCGGATATCAGCGGACAGCCCGCCATGCTGCTTAACGGCACTTCGCGTCTCGATGGGTCGAGTCAGGCTAGCGCCCGCTGGACGCCAGCTTTCGAGAACAACAATCATTCGACCTGGAGCGGAACTACGGAGAAGCATGGACCGGCGGATATCCTCATCGACAATTCCGTGCCGTTCAGGAATCGCGGCATGGGCCGCAACATCCGCGTTTACCTCGCGAGCTTCGGGCCCAACTCAAATGCCACGCTGGTCCGCGCCAACCAGACCAATCCGACTCCGAGCGTAGTCATAGCGATTCCGCCGCCCAGTACGCAATACGTGCGTGGCGAGGAGTACGCATGGCTCGTGACCA